AGTGCTTGCTGGTGCAGCCTCTTAATTTGCAGCTCATCATATGGTACGTAGTCTGGCTTTGTGTGAAGCTGCCTAACAATTTCCTGCTCGATATTCGTCTCTTGCTCTTTGCTTTTAATAAAACGAACTGACTCAAAGTAGGTTCTGCCAGATGTAAACATTACGAATTCTGTAAGGTCTGAAATTTTGTGGCAAGAAAAGCAGTAAAACATTCCAGTCTTTTTATCTATTTCGCCAGCTGGACTTCTAGAGTTGTTGTGGAAAGGACAGAAAATAATAAAGTCGGAGTCTACTTCAGACTCAACATCTATGCCTGTTCCTGTGAGAATTCTTTTAATTTGCTCTTTTGAATAGAGATTATTTTTGTCCCGTCTAGTCCTATTATCCACTCTGTTTTTTTCTTTCCTATATATATTCCGTATATCGATAATTTAAATTCAAATATTTCTGCATGTTCATTATACCGCATTGTGAAGTCTGGGTCAATATCAAATCTTGGTACATACCCCGCAACTTTCATTTCAGAGACCAAAAGCCTGATATATTCAAGTTTTAGCCTTGGAATAGCTGAATCATCGTAGATGTTACCATCTAGAGAAAACTGCTTAATCGGTTTATGGTGTAAATTGTCCATATCCCATTATAACTACTTATCTTCATAATCCTTGTACTTGTACCAACCTCTATCAAAGTCGGCTTGAACTAAAAAGTCTCCCATAAATCCATTACGGTATTTTCTAAACACACATTCAAGAATGTCTGAATTGGTTGCACGACCCATGGCTAGCACCCAGTCAGCATCATAGGCAATTTGTCTAGACCAGGCTGTCTGACCTAGTGTAGGCACTGTATCTAGTTTTGTGACATCATCTGGTGTGGCTGATGAGATTGCCATGATTGGAACTTCTTCTCCAATAGCCATAAGCTTTAGCTCACGAGAAAGATTTTTCATACGTACCGTCTCATTGTCTGACTTTTGATTTGGCGACATAAGCTGTAGGTAGTCTACAATAACAAAGTCTGGCTTATACTGGTCAATCTTTCCACGAAGAACAGATGGGGTAATATCTCCGCCAGTGTCATTAGAAATAATGTGGAACTCTGGCCTACCCTCAACATTTGCCTTGTGCCAACGCTTTAGGTCTTCAATTTCAATTTCACCATTACTGATCTTGCGGTGAGACCAAAGTCCTTCGCCCATAATTGTAAATACACGATTACGAACCTCTGTTTCTGACATCTCAAGGCTGATAACCATTGGAGCCTTGCCCTGCTTCCATGCCTGCACTGCAAAGTAAAGAGATAGCCAAGACTTTCCAATACCTGGGTAAGCTAGAAAAACTCCAAGCTGTCCTGGCATAATTCCAGCAGGAAGATAGTTGTCAAAACCTGGTAGCCCTGTTTTAATTCCAGCAGCCCCCAAAGCCTTTTGCTTCTGAACGTTTTCAAAATATGCAACCGCTGAGTCAATATCTGTTACGTCAATGTCTCTGATTACTGCAGTATTCTTCTTTAGTTCTGAGGTTTTCGTGATAATATTTTCTAGTGCCTCTGACCCCTTGCCTCCCTGAACGTCCGCAGCAGTTGATACAAGAATATCCTTTAGGCTGTCATTAAGATATTCTGCCTGCAGCTCTTCTAGGTGGTGCTTAGTCGCACCAACATTTTCGACAATTGAAAAATCTCTGAACTTTTCTACAACAAGACTGGCAGGAGGAACAGTTCCATTTGCCTCAGAGTACTTCCGAATAAACTGCCAAACGTCGTTGTGCGTACGTAAAATATTCTCTACGTTAGCCTGCAACAAAACATGAACCTGTTTGTCGCCTAAGACGGCAGATATTAATTTTGCTTCTGTGTTATTCACTTAGCCACTCTTTTGCTTTCTTTCGTCTCTCTGATCGCTCTCTTAGATCCTGAACAAGTCGTTCTCTAGAAGCTATAATTGTATCTGCATAATTTGCAAAATATTTCCAGCTTGGGCTGGGGCTTACATCGAAATAGTATTGTAGCATATCGTAGCAAATGTCCAAACCAAACGATTCAATCAGGGCATCCGAAGCCCACTGCTCAACATTTAAATTTAATAATGGCTTTTCTTGATACTTTATCTTATGAAGCTTACTGTATCTACTTAGCAAAGCCATACGGTCTTTGCGGTCTGCCATTATCTACTTTCGATTTCGGCAGAAGCCTCTTTAACCTTTTCTGCCAGCTTGTTCTCAACAAACTCATAGACACGCTCAAATGCGTCGTTTGTAGTTTCAGCATCACGCTTGCTGTCAGAGACCTCTAGGTCGATCCTTAGCGACTGGAAGTTGCCAAGATTTAATGTGTATCCTAGTGCTACTTTTACTTTAGTGCTTTCGTTTTCCATACCCGTATCTTTCTGTTAAATAGACTCAGACCAAACTGGAATGAATCGGCCATCTTCTGTTTTAGTATAAGTTAGTATACCATCTCCCATACGTCTTGTCAACTCTTGACGTGATGGAGTTATATCGTTTGTTATTAGCTTATCTAATCTTGGTCTACCCATATGGTAGGTAGCAAGTATATCACGAATCTCTCTTACCTGCGATTCAGAGTAGTAGGACCTGACCTGCCAACCCGTATCCCCACCTTTTTGAGAGCCTGTGGGAAAGGGGATTACCCCCCTTTTCATTAAGCTAGGCATGTACTTTTTGTGACGATTAACTAAAGAAGCCGTTTCCCCAACCGTATAAGCTCTTTCTCGATTCTTTTTAAAGTCAGAAATTAGGCAGCTTTCTATCTGATCTTTAATGATATTATAAACAGACATAATTCCGTTTGATTTATTTAAATGATGAACTCTTACTAAGTCTCCATTTAAGAACCAAACTTTTTTGTTCCCCGAAATTGCTGGAGCAGAGTTATACTCTGACATGTGCATGGGTCCATGCTTCTTTGCCATTTTTAGTCTGGTATGCCTACAGCAATAATGTGCACCTTTAGAGCCAAAGATCCTCCAGTATTAAACCTTACGATGCCATTAACTGATGAGTTGGTAACATTTTGAATAACAACAGAAACATCTTGGCCAGAAGAAGTTCCCTCAATTAGTACTGGGGTCACTGTTACAATTGGTGGATACTTGTATTCGCCTTTAAATGAATAAGAAAAAGATTGTGTACTTTCTGCAGTTACGTTAGTTAAAGTTGGATAGATAATTTTTTCTCCAGCGACTACCTTTGTATCTGTTAGTAAGGTACTCTCATTTCCATTAGTTGTATCTATAGATGCATACTTGTATCTTGCTGAAGATATTTGAGAAGCAAGATCATTAATCGCTTCTACAATTTGGTAAACATAAGAAACATCAAGTGGTTGGCCCCTGTCTGGGGTAGGTATTTTAGCCATGATTAGATTATACCATACTGCGATCTATAGTTCAACATGAGTTGGTGACTGATATATTTTTAGCATGTTAGGTGCTTCTGTGCTGTGTGCGACCTTTTCTATGCCTTCTAGCTGTACTAAAGCCTCAACTGATTGTGCCCCAGAAACTGCCAAAAGAGAGTACGTTTGAGCAGATGAGGTCGCTTGATATAAAAATCCACGAGTTACAGAGCCATTGGCTCCGCTATATGCCACATTTGTAGCAGTCTTTTTATATTTAATAGTTTTTGTTAAAGGAGCAACTTCAGTAACTTTATGTATTCCGTTAAAGGTGTTGTCTATTCCAGAGACTTCTATAGTATCTCCTACTGCGATATTGCTAAGCTCTTTTGTCACAATGCTTGCAACATCATTTGTTAGGGATTTATGCTCTATATCAAAATTAAACTTAACGAAAACATCATAGGATGGTTTTAATGTTGCCTCTCCCCAGGCAATTGTTATTAAATTTTGATTTACTAAGAGGTTGCCAGATACAGGATCTATGAAGTTTGAAACGTCGACCTTGTATACTGGAGACCAGTGAGAGGTTCTATTCTTATCTTCTGAAGCAATCCTATACCTTAGCAAGTATTCTCCGTCAGGAGATAGCGGTGGAAGATCTTGCTTTTCAACAATTGCCTGCTTAACTGACATTGTCTGTTCCTAAGTCAACATCTAATGCAAAACGAAACTCTACTAGGTTTGCAGTGTTTGCAATCTTAACAATTGGAAGTGCATCCTGTGATCTTACAACAGAATATCCAGTAAGACCATAAAGAGGGTTGATAGAAGTAACATTCTCTAATCTCAAAGCATCTAAAGCAACATAGTAGTTGTCGGTTGGGTTACCGCCAGAGTCCAAGACAGATGCCCATATTTTTACAACATTTACGGAATTCCAGGTAAAGGATGGGCTTTTAACTAAATCTTTTAAGGCTTTTGTCTGAACGACATACCTATTGTTTTCAAAATCATGCTGTCCAGCCCCTGTTCCGTTTACCAAGTCTATCTGGAATTGAGCGTAGTTGGTAGCAGTGTCGCTGTCAGAGGACGCAAACTCAATTAAAACCTTTACTCTGCTTGGCTCTAGTGAATCGTAGGCATCTTTATTCACTACAGAAAATGCAAATCGCAACTCATCAGATGCAGCATTTTTATTAAAGTCAAGGTTTGCCCCTGTTAAGTGTATGTGATTAGACCCAGAGGCAGCGACCATCTTTCCGTTGACAACGCTAAGCTCCGACTCGCCTCCAGCTATCAAAATTATATTGTTTAGGTAACGGCAGGACTCGTATCTTGCAATTCTAGACTCTTCTAGCAAAGTCTTGTTATCTGCATTAGTTTGAAACACTGGAGAAGGCTGAATGATTTCATCTGGTTCTTCTTCTGTTCCAAGTGGCTGAATAACCGTAGGGATTGTAATCGCTGAAGCTGCGGTGTGATATTCCCAGTTTTCTGTTCTTGTAAAAGAGTACACAGGCTTGCTGTCATAAGCCCCAGCAGTAGGATTTGAGCCTGAAGAGTATATTCCAATCTCAGTAATTTCATATCTCTCTACCGTTGGCAGCTCTGCAGTCAGGACAATCTTAGATACCCCGCCCTCGTTGACGTAGCCTCTAGAGGTTATTGGGACACGAAACATTTCAAAGTCCAGGTTCTTCTTGTCTAGAATTTCTTCAATATCAGAATTAGAAAAGTTATAGTCTATTGCCTTTGGTGATGGCCCACACCCTAAGGCAATATGAGAAGCATACGCTGGAGCCTGGCCAATCAAGTATTTGGCTAATAAGTTTTTCCCAGAATTAGTAATCATAAAATGTCCTCTTCATATATTGTATCATCAAAAAGCTGACCAGAAGAGACCATCTGAATCTCTACCTCGTGATCCCTTTTTAGACCTGTAAGTTCGATAATAATCCTTTTATTGACTGCATCAAATATCACGTTATTGTCTCTAGGAATCATGTCTATATAGATGGCATCCGAACTATACTGAGGAATGTGACTGTCTAGCTTTATTGCAAAGTTTTTAAAGAACGTGTCAGCTGTATCTGGAATCGCAATTATGTTTTGTGGGTTATAGGCAATTGCTACTTCTGATATATTCTTTACTGGCTGATAGACTATGTTCTGTCCATTTACTGTGTCATGCCTTACAAGACTTATTAGTTCTTGTGCCCCAATTTTTTCTAAAGTTAGTTTTAAAATTAAGTCTACGGCCGTATCTCCAGGATCTACAATGATGATATCTGGAGACGCAGACTTCACAGATCTATCAGGATTAGCCTGCGTTGACATTGGAACGTTTGGGGTTGGCTCTATTCTTCTGCCAATAATTGAATTATTGTTTTCTGCCATTACACAACCTCGCTTAGATATATCAACATTCCTGGTCCAGAAATATCTTTCTCATGTTGAATGCTGTAAACAACAAACCTTTGTTCTGGCCTA